AACTTTTTACCTCTATGGAGTATTGTTTTTCCGTCTAGATAAGTCATTAACTCTTTATAGGTGTCAATTGGTAATGCGTCTTGACTCCATAAAGAGCCGTCATAGCTCTCGTATTTTCCCTTCTCTCTAGCGAGCTTGCTTGAGTTTAAAATACAATGATAGGAGATAAATTCATAAAGCTCATCTGAGAATTTTACCGCATCATCTGATGAAAAATCAATTTTGTAAGAATGAAAAACGTCCGCCCAGCCCATGCTGCCCGCTCCTACAGGTCTATGTTTTAAATTAGCTTTTTGCGCTTCCTTTGTCGGGTAAAAATTCAAATCAATAACACTATCTAGCATTCTCATTTGGATAGCGATAGTTTTCGCAATTAATTTGAAGTCTAATTTGCCATTAGGTTTTAGATGTTCTTTTAGGTTAAGAGAGCTTAGATTGCACACTGCAGTCTCTCCTATTTCTGTTTTTTCTCCATTCTCAAATAAAGAGGGTTTTGTATGTAGGAAAATTTCCGTGCAAAGATTTGAGCTATTAATAACTCCTTCATGCTTGTTTGAGTATCGGAAATTGGAATTATCCTTAAATGTAATCCAAGGGTGACCTGTTTCAAAAAGACTTCTAAGCATTTTTTTCCATAGCTCTTTAGCTTTTAAAATTTTAAAATTTTCTATCTCACCTTCGTTTGCTAATTTACAATATTTTTTATAAGCTTTATTAAAGTCTTCGCCACAAAGATGGTGAAGGTTTCTAGTGTCAGAAGGTGAAAATAAATACCAATCATTATCAGCTTTAACATACTCAAAAAATAAATCAGGTATCCAATTAGCTGTGTTCATGTCGTGACAGCGACGACGTTCATCGCCCGTGTTCTTTTTTAGGTCAAGAAAATCTTCTATATCAAGGTGCCAAGGCTCAAGGTAAGCGCATCCCGCACCTCGACGTTTCCCTCCTTGATTAACAGCAACAAGAAGATCATTGAATATTTTAAGCCAAGGAATTAACCCGCTGGAAATTCCATTCGTTCCTTTAATATAGGAACCGGCTGATCGGAAATTTGAAACATCGAATCCTAATCCCCCTGCAAACTTGGATTTTCTAGCTTCTTGCCACACACCCTCGAAGATTCCGTCTATAGAATCATCGAAAGTATTAAGATAGCAGCTAGAAAGCTGACTACGAACAGCACCACTGTTAAACAACGTTGGAGTTGAAGGGCAAAGTCTAAAGCTTGAGATGGTGTCGTAGAATTCGATTGCTTTTTTTTCTTTATTTTTTTCATTTAATGCTAGCCCCATGGCTATTCTCATCCAAAATGATTGGGGAGATTCTAGCCTTCTATTTTCAATTTTTAATAAATATCTATCATATAGAGTCTGTAGGCCTAGGTACTTAAACTTGTAGTCTCTCTCTAAGACTAACGCTTCTGAAAGTTTTTTCAAGTCGAAATCAAGTAATTTTTCATTTAAAATGTTTTCTTTTACTAGAAGCTTAATATTTCTTATGAAAGATAGCCTGTACTGGTGTTCGAAGGCTTCTTTATCAACGCTAACATCAAAAACTTCTTTGTGTACGTTTCCTAGTAACAATCTTGCCGCAACGTACGAATAGTTAGGGTCTTTTTCGATCTTTGATCGAGCAGACATTATGAGGGCTTTATCTATCTCTTTTGTTGGTATTTTTTCATATAATTGAACATTGGCATCAATAACTACTTCGCTTGCAGACACGTCTTGCAGACCTTCACACGCTCGTTGTACACAAATATTTACCTTATTGATGTCTAATTCTTGTAGGCGTCCATTTCTTTTTTTAACTTGAATAACTTTTGAGCTCATTTTAATAGCAGAGATACTCTATATTACTCTAAAGTTGGAGATTGAGAAAGAAAAAAGGAAGTTTATATTAAATTATTTCAAATGGATTGGCTCTATTCTCTCTGGGAGTGTTTTTCTTTCGGGGGTCGTGCTGGTGGACTACTCCTTGCCGCTTTTTCGAATAGTCTTTAAAATATTTTTCTTTTACTGGGTCCTTCCCCATTATTTCTTCTCTTTTTTTACTACCTTCCTTTGCTGCGTCCCATATTTCTCCTAGGGTTCCTTTTTTATTTCTTGTTTTTTCTACAAAATCTTTTGAGGAAAGCGGATCTATTTGAGTATCTATGCTTGCATTTGGCGAAGTCCATAACCTTTGCCATTTTACGCCTTCTTCTTTGTATTCGTGCGGTTCCGTCATTTTTTGTAAGACCTCTCTTACTTCTCCAGTTTCGGGGTTTTGAAAAATATAAAACGGCATTATATTAATTCGAGTAGCTTGTCTAAGGTTTTCGAGTATGTAAATTCTTCTTGGAGGAGTAGTCCTTCAAGATTTTTTTTGTTTTCTTCTGTTCTTTTTATGGCTTCTTCGCACCCGTGAATAAACTCATCTTCATCAAAGTCAAAAATATTACCTTGATTGAAATCCGCGCCCTTGCTAAAGAAGACTCCGTCGTAAGCCTCTACCTTTCCAGATGGATTTACTAGTATAGAATTTTTTTCATTTGCCCAATCTTTATTGGCATGCGCATTCATCAAAACTCCATGTTTTCCTAGAGCAAGGGAATGAAATTCTGGAAGAGACCAACCTTCTCCGCCTGACATGCCTATCACTATATCTCCCGAATTCAAAAAATCATTATATAAAGTATTGTGGGGTAGATAATTTAAAAAGGTAATATTAAAAAATTTTTTTCCGGCAGTACAATCATTAAATAGTCTTTTATTATCTTCGTCTTTTAAAAAGGTGTTGAAGACCGCGCATTGTAGATAATATTTGCTATCATCTCCAAATCTTTTTGCCCACGCTTGGATTACTTTCTTGTGATTTTTTCTTTTTTCTAATTTTCCACATAAATTAAAAACGATTCGGTCGTCAGAAAAATATTCTTTATTTATTTCTTTAAAATTATATTTATCAAATCCCAGCGGGACAAAATGTGTATCAACTCCATTCGCTTCGAAGATTTGTTTTGTGTAGCTTGAAGTAACTACGGTTACGTTCTGTTTGGAAATGTTTATTTCTGCTTTTGTTGGACTATCTAGTTCGTAGAAAGTTATAAGAATTTGTTTATTGCTTACTGAATTGAATCCTCCGTTTAGATGCCAGAGCTTTATAACTGGACGCTCTCTCTTGTGAGAGGACAAGGTGGTCTTTAAATTTTCTTCTAACCACTTGAAGAAATCATCGTCCTTTATTTGGGTAGAAATATCAACGTTACCAATAGGAAATATGCTAGGGTTAATCCCCCTAGCATAAACTTCCCTTAGTAAGGAAGTGGATACCTGTCCAAAAGATACAGGATTAATTGGGACTTCGAATGCTAGGTCCATTTTTAGACAAGCTCTTCCATGGTAGCATCCGAAGATGTTTCCATAGCGAACTCGTCTGAAGTCTCCTCTGACTTTTCTTCGGAAAGCTCTCTAGTTTCGGAGAGATATACCCTGAAGTCAGGTTGATTATCTTTCGTCTTATTCTTGTTGGAAAAGACGATAAGCTTGACGGGATCGCTTTGCCCGGGAAGGGTTACGTGGCCAGTAAGGTAAGTTTGACTCCTACCTTTATTCTTCCAAAGCGCTCCTAATTCGCGTTTGGACCAATCAGTTTTATTTTCTGAATTTTCAGACATGACCTTAGTTTAGGATAGTTTTAGAAATAAGTCAAGTACTTTTTATACGTTATCATTTATTTCTTTACTTTTAATTTTATTTTTTAAAATTCTTTTTGCTCTGTTATGTATATTAATGGCTGTTTGAGAGCTTACTCCAACTTTTTTTGCTATTTTTTTCCAAGTCATTTTGGGACCGCTATCAGAGAAATATCTAAGCATATATATGTGTTTCGCCCTTTTATCCTTTAAGCTATCCAGAAGGAAGGATATGAATTCTTTTACGTTTTCCGTTGCTTCTAGTTCTTGATGTTTTGATTCTGATATTTTATTTAAATAGAATGTCGATGTCTCTTCGTCTACGGGGATCGGGGCATTTTTTTTGCTTAGTAGAGTGAGGCAGTAATATCTTGTATAGTTACCTAACCAAGTAGAGAATTTTACTTTTTTTTCTGGATTATATGTACACGCCGCTTTGTAGACTAGGTAGTCTTTTTCCTTAAAAAGATCATCTGTATTAATACCCATGCTTTTTAGTCTACTATTGAACTTCTGTAGAATATTATAGCATAAACATGAGTGCTTTTCGATTAACTGCTTAAGACTATGCTCGTCACTTTCAAGTTTTACCTTTTTTGCTAGTTTCGCGTCTTCGGCAGTGGCGCTCATTTTATTTTTAAATAGAGTTTTATTTTCTGTTTTTTCCCTACTTTTTTTGCGTATTTTTCTGCAGCCTCTTTGCCTTCTTCCGTGTTATCAAAAGCTCCAAAAAGATAATTTTTAGCTTCGCTAAGAACTAAGATAATTTTTTCTTTTTTCGGCATTATTCGTTGAGTAGCCTCCTAAGTATATTAAGGTGATGAATCATCCAGCTTTCGCCAACGGATTTTGAGGCTTTGTGAGCGGCAAGCACCCTTCGCTTATGCTCTAGGTCTTCTAATTTGGCCTTTTCTATAATCTGATCTAAAAGGTTGATTGCCTTTTTTCTATCCACTCTAGTCATTAACAAATAATAATATATTATTTATTAAAATCAACAAGAAATTTATCTATATATTTAATTAACTTTTCTTCAGCGTTTTCTTTGTCTACTTTAGGCCATTCAACTCTGTAGTCTGCCAATTTTTTTAGTACAGGGTCCCACTTTTTTTCGTCTTCATTAGCTGGCCCTTGCCATTTCCTTCCTCCTTTCCATTCGTGTTCAGAAGTTGTATACTGAGAAATGTGAACCAAGCTTCCCTTTAGCTCTTCTTTTATGAAATGAACTTCATCACTTTCATAGGCATTATACCGCACGTCTGTTACAACATCTAATCCTGTTGAACTTTCCCAGAAAGGATTTGATGCTTCCCACCAATTCATTTTTTCTTTTAGTTTTTCTATCCAGTATCTGCCCTTGCTAGAGTCTCTTCTCATTTTTCCATGGAATACTAACAGCGGTCTAATTTTTTGTTTTTCTTCTCCTCGACAGTCTATTGTACAAATATTATAATTCTGGTGACACCAGTCATGTACCTCTTCTTTTAGTTCGTCTGCAAAGGCGTATCTCTCACACTTTATCCTTTTCGAAAGTAACGTATAAAACAAATCCTTACCTGCACCCGCTACGCCTGATAATCCTATAATTCTTTTCATATGTAGTTATATCTAATATTATTTTATATAATTTAACATTAATCTTACGTTTAGTCAATGTTTTTACTTCCTTTTAGGAAAGAAGACACAAACCCCCAAGGAGGGGGCTTATGCAATGTCTAACTTCCTTTTTAGGCCCTGTGATTAAATTGATGGGACATTCATGACATATACAACCAGTAAACTGGAATCGCCTACCTTATTACAGGCTGAGAGACTGTGCTTAAAAACTCATTACAGCGATCAACCACAACACGCCGGGGCATTGCTGAGGTAACTAATCTCAAGTCTTTTTTTCTCCGGTATTTTAGGAGAACCGCCCTTTAAGTAAAACTGATGGTACAGTGTCCGCGATGGTTACTCTTGGGAAACCCTACTGTTTTTTCTCAGTGGGCTAAAAAGGATTTGGACCTTTTGAGGGAGTATAAGAAGGTGGTGCAACTATGTCAATTTTTATTTTTTTTCTTCTTCGTCCCCCATTAGAAATGAGGCTATAAATGTTAAGTCTCTAAGGTTGTCTGTGCTTATATTAGATGGATCACAATAAGTGTCTTTTCTGTCTAGCCTTTTGCTAAATTTATTTACTATTTCTGAAATAAACAGGGCTAGTTGATAGTCTATTTCTATATTTTGAGAAACGCTTTCAAGCGGGCGATTAATTACCCAATATTTTTCTTCTTCTTTTTTATTTTTTACAGCGCAGCTTTTGATCATTTCGTATTTTTCTAACGATTCTAGAGCACAGAGGATGGCGGCTTTGTCCCTTTCGGGATCTTCAACTATATTCATGAGCGAAGAAAAGTCCTTTTCTAAAGAAAAAGAGTCATTTTCTCCAAACCATTCGTAGATCTTTAAAGAAGCATCAATAACATTCATTTTTTTATATAAAAAATAGGCTTGACCTATTCACAATACAATGATATTATATTAATATGATTATTCAAAAGAAAAATGCAAAACCCGGAAGACCTCCTGTACATCTAGAATGGCCAGAGGGTGAATTCACGGCAAAAGAAGTAACTGATAGTCTTATGGGCGCATTGTCTAGAGTATCCGTTCACTCTAAAATTAAAAAGGGGCTTGAGGGAGAAACCCCTCAGCTCAAAGTGGTAAGAAAAGTTAAGCCTAAAGTGGGGAGACCGGAAACGGTTTATTCTACAGTTGATTAAAATCCATGCCCGATCATACGCGCAGTAGGTTAAACTGGCAAGAATACGCATTAGAAATCGCTAAGGTAGCCTCAGGGAGAAGCGAGGATCCTTACTTAAAGGTGGGATCATGCGTTTTGAGGCATGATAATAGTATTGCCGGAGTAGGATATAACGGAGCACCCCCGGGTATAGAAATAGATTGGTCCGACAGAAACGATAGGCGCTTAAGGGTGGTTCATGCAGAGGTTAACGCCTTACGATACACGCGCCCCGGAGAATGTTATATTTTAGCTTGCACTTTGTTACCCTGCAATGAGTGTTTAAGGATGATTGCTTCCTATGGAATCAAGGAGCTTGTATATCAGAGCGTTTACGATAAAGATGTTTCATCTTTAAGGCTGGCAGAAGAATTTCAAATAAACTTAACAAATGGATAATTTGCCTTTTTTAGCCGCCCACACTCGAAATAACTCAGGTTTGCTGAGCTATAACTCGAATACCGAAAAGTGGGAAGAAAAATATATTGCCCTACCCGCACGAACAAAGAATTGGGATCTAGTAGTCGATGAGATAGAAAATCACCAGATTTACACTTACCCCTTATTTACCAAAAGTTTTTGCGAGGATTTTATAAAAATAACCGAAGAGTACGGAAAGTGGAAAAAATCAAGACACAAACATTACCCAACCACAGACATGCTCCTAGCAGATTTCGAAATGAATGAGATTTATGAAAACGCGCTCAACAAATACGTTTATCCTGCGATGAGACACTTATATTCTTTAGATGGAGAACGCTGGGACTCCTTAGAATCTGAAAATTTTGTAGCAAAATACGGAGAAAAAATACAAAACTCTCTCGGCATACATCATGAAGTTAGTCTAATTACAGCTCTCGTGAACTTGTCTCAGGTTGGAGAGGATTTCGAGGGTGGAGGAACTTTTTTTAAAAAGCAAAAAGTTTGTGTACAACCACCAAGGGGAAACGTCAGTTTACATCCGGGGGACATAACCCATAAACACGGAGGAAGACCAACAACAAAAGGAACTAGATATATTATTGTTTCTTTTTCTAGTTTTAAAAAATAACATGGAAAACAAAAAAATATTTTCAATCAAGAGTTATTCAAAAGGAGAGGTCGTAGAAGAGGTCAAGACGACTCTCTTTAGAAAAGCTCCTGATAGAAATAACGTTTTCATTATCGATAAAATATATTATGCGATTCCAGACGGAAATGCCTTAATTTACAAACATTCTTCCGAGGCGAATCTTGAGTATGAGTACAAAAAAGGCGGAGCAGAGTTAAAAAAAGGAGAGGTAAAAGTGTATCCTCCTCGCCTGACTTTTTTAGCAAAGGAAGATATAAAAGAGGGAGAAGAATTAACAATAGATTTTGATAACAGTTTTTCGAAGCCCGGGCTTGGAACAGTAAGACGAAGATGAGCGCTTTTTTAGAACAGTCTTTTTTTGTATCATTTATTTTATTGATCTGGTTACAGACAGAAGCGTTCTATGAATACTGTAAGCTTTTGGGTTTTAAAAAAATATTTAAAATAAAAGATTATGAAGATTTCCTTGAATTGTCGGAGGGCGTCTCGTACATAGAGTATCTTAACATTAAGTATGATTCTTTTTTTACTAGGCTAATAAGCTGTCCAATTTGCCTAACCGTTTGGCTGCAGATTTTTCTTACCCTTTATTATGGAGATTTCTCCCTTTTCTTTGTAAAAATATGGCTTACGCTTGTATTATATTTTGTAGCAGTTCTACTTTTAAAAAAGTCGGGTTAATATGGAAAATAATGAAGAAAAAATAGGAAGCGCGGAGACGCACGGCGTACATACATTCGAAGACGTTTATGATTTTGTTGGTTTTTTAGAGAATAAAGGTAAGGAGACGGTTGATGAAATAAAAGAGAATATTCCGCAAATAACCAATCTAGTTTTACTTAAAAAAGCCTCGACTAAGAAGCCTTGCAAGTGTAGGGGCCAAGCGGAGGGACAAATGGAAAAAAGAAAAAATATGCTTTTAAATTTTTACAAAAAGTTTATGCAAAGTCTTAACGAAGAACAAAAAAATAGACTTAAGGATATTATAATGAGAGATTACACTTGCGAGAACATTATTTTTAATAGTGAAAAAGAACAAATTTTAGAATTAAAATAAATAACATGTCTTTTGAAACAATAGTTGATTTTCTGACGGACGAAAAAAGAGTTTATAGAAATTTTTTCATCGAAGCAATAGATCCGGAAAGCACTCGAGATTTCGTTAAGCCGCCACCCGACGAGAGGCGCCCAAAGCTAATACCCGGTATGAACAAACAAATGAGAGACATCTCCCCGAAAGAGCGCGTGAACCTAGTAAAGAAGCGAGACCAAGAACAAAAGGCTCACTTAATCGCGCTAAACAAACAACTGGACGAACTTAACGAAAAAGCACTAACAACCGAACTTAGCGTTAAAGATGTTCATTCGATGGTTCAAATAGGAGACCAAATAAATCAGGTTGAGCTTCTAATGGACAGGGAAGCGTGGTTCAAGAAGAATATTTTAGAAGGGGGAGATGGAACATATGATGGAGAAAACCCCCCAATAGCAGACGATGTCGGCATGTCTCCGCCGCCCGAGCTTTTGGCAACTCAGCAAACTGACGAGGCCCGTTAGTCTCACATTAACATTTTTGACATTTGGGCTACTTGAGCATTGCTAACGGGATTTTTTATTTTAATTTTTTTAAATATCTCATTAAATAATTTATCTACGATTTCGTCTGTTGAAAAACCTTCATTTTCCGCCCACATCCATTTGTTAATATTCACAGAATAACATTTTATTTTACTATCTGCGTCTTTGCCGACGAGTATTGCTTTTTCTGTTTTTTTATTTGCTATTACAAAAGTATTGCGACCTAACGTTTTTTCAGAGATAAATTCATATCCTCTATGAGCGCCTTGTTTTTTAATTTTTTTAATTATTTCCTGTAGGCTCATTACTTATATATCCTATATATTTATTACACTTGAGACACAATGTCTCTTGTAAAGGTTTGTAAATAGGTGACTTTTTGGCACACATTAGTGTTTTTTCCTAAGAAAACCCCCATTTTTTCATTGGCACGGTAGTTGCTAGAGGGTAGTATATGAATACACTATTAAGATACAATAACATGTGGGACACCCTTGATATATTCGACAACGCTTGGAATGACTTTTCCCACAGGACAAAAGTGAGTGGCCACCACCACGAGACAGACGATGGCTATGAGTACGAGCTAGAACTACCGGGCTATAATAAGAAAGACGTAAGCGTTTCGGCAGTCGATGGTGTCATTACAATTAATGCCGTGAAGGGCGAAAAAACCAGAAAACTCTCTGTAGGAGTCTCAGAGGACGCAGACTTATCCACAATCGCAGGAAAGCTAGCGGACGGAATCCTAACCATTAAGGTAGATAAACAGGAGAGGGCTAAACCAATCACGGTAGAAATTAAATAAAAACTTGACATAAACTAAGGGGGGTGATAAGATCTCAAAAGTTAATAAAATGAATAAAGTATTACTATTGATTACAGGGACGCTTTTAATGGCGTCGGGTTGTTCGAGTACCGTAGCTGTTGGACCACAAGCCAACAAGGAAGCTGTAGTTGGCGCTTCGCTAAGCACCAGCAAGGTGGGGGTTACGGTTCCCCTTCTTAAGGCGTCCGTGCAGAGCGTGGAAGGTACAACCGAGAAATAAGCAAATTGCCCGTTCACGAACCTCGCGCCGCCCTTTTTGGGGCGGCGTTTTTTTGTTGACTTTTCTATAGATAGATGTGATACTATCATTAATATATGACAGAAAATACATGTAGTAACAATAAGGGTAGTGCTATGACTGAAGTAAAAACCGTATATGCAAGAATTGCAGTTGGCCTTTTGGCTTTAAATTTTTTGCTAACGGGATATGTCGTGACACAATTAAACAAGACCGTTCAATCTCAAATTGAAACGCAACATCAAACATCGGGCCCTAGTTCTGCTCAGCCCCTAAATATGCCAAGCGGACAAGATAGGCAAAACCCAACCGAAACTAGAGAACAGTAAGTTCAGTTATAGGAGGAGAGCTTATAAGCTCTCGTCTTCATATCACGGTCACCCCATGGTTAAATTTGGGGTGGCTTTTTTTATATATTTATGTTATTATTTAGAAAATGAAGATAGGTATTGTTGGAAACGGCTTTGTTGGCCAAGCCACAGCGCGACTTTGTCATCGAGAAGAGTACGCTCGCATTTGGGATGTAGACGAAAGCAAGAGGCAGTTTTGTGAAAATTTACACGACTTTAAAGATTGTTCTTTTGTTTTTATTTGTGTTCCTACCCCAATGAAGAAAAATGGAGCCTGTGATACTAGCGTGGTAGAATCAGTTGTTAGAGAGCTTATGGAGTGTGACATAAATAAAGAAAGGATAGTTATCAGGTCAACAGTGCCAGTTGGAACCAGTAGAAACCTCGGGGTTATGTTTTTTCCAGAGTTTCTCACAGAGCGAAATTGGAAAGAAGACGTAAAAAATTGTAAAACTTGGGTTCTTGGGACGGATATTAGAGATGATAAAATAAGAGATGATTTTTATTTTTGGTTGAGGAGAGCTTATTTACAAAAGTGTTTAAAACACGATCCAGAACTTTTATTTTCAAGTACAGGAGAGGCGGAGCTTGCAAAATATGTAAGAAATTGCTTTTTAGCAGTAAAGGTTTCTTTCTTTAATGAAATAGAAAAGTTTTGTGATAAAAAAGATTTAAATTATGAACAAGTAAGAGGCCTTACCTGTTTGGATGAAAGAATAGGAAAAAGCCATACTCAGGTACCCGGACCAGACGGCAAGAAAGGCTTTGGAGGAACATGTTTTCCAAAAGATATAAATTCACTAATTTACCAAATGAACAACAATCAACTAATTGCTTCTGTTATGGGCGCAGCAAAATATAGAAATGAAAATCTTGATAGACCCGAGCAAGATTGGAAAGAAGATAAAGGGAGAGCCGTAGTATAGTTTGCTCTCGTAGCTCAGTTTGGATAGAGCAGCAGTCTTCTAAACTGCGGGTCGCAGGTTCGAATCCTGCCGGGAGTACCATTTATGAAAGAAGAAAATCAAAAAAAATATAGCAAAAGCTTAAAAGGAAAAGAGGCTGTGATGCGAGCCAGAAGAAAATACGACGAAAAAGATCCCGACAAGCGAAGACAACAAAAAAAAGAATATATGCGCAGAATGAGGAAAAAAGATCCAAATAAATGGAGATGATTTGCGAGTGTAGCACAATGGTAGTGCGGGAGCCTTCCAAGCTCTTGATGAGGGTTCGACTCCCTTCGCTCGCTCCATTTTTTTATTTTTTTTTGTGTCTTTTTTGTGGGGGGAGACTACAATATTAGTAGGAAATAGTTATGAAAGTATTAACATCTTTACTCCTAGGTCTCGCTCTTACGACATTTTCGTTTGGGGCAGAGAAAAAACAGTCTACGGCAGAACATCTTCAAAATGTATCTGTAACGATTAGATCAGAAGGCGCATTTAGCGCGGGCGAAGGCTCGGGGGTGATCTTCACTAGGAAGGACTCTAAAGGAGATTTAGTAAATTTTGTTTGGACGGCTGGACACGTTATAGATAATCTTCGTCTTACGAAGCGCATTTTAGTAAACGGTACATATAAAACTATTGTACATTTTAGAGACCCCGTAATTGTTAAGGAAATTCGCCAAAACGGTAGAACTGTTGGGCGCCTTCAGATGGATGCAGAGGTATTAAAGTATTCAGAAAGTGAAGATGACCAAGATCTCGCACTACTTCGAGTTCGCAAGCTTAATTTTGTGAAGGACAGTGTAGTATTTTATCTTGATGAAGATATCCCCCCGCTAGGAACGGACTTACTTCATGTAGGTTCTCTACTAGGCCAATTTGGAGCCAATTCTATGACATCAGGTATAATGTCTCAGCACGGTAGGATTCTTAAAGATTTAAATAAACATATATTTGACCAGACGACCTGCACGGCGTTTCCCGGAAGTTCTGGTGGTGGGGTATTTCTAAAGGATGACGGTAACACCAGATATGTAGGAATGCTTGTTCGTGGAGCGGGCGAAGGGTTTAACCTTATCGTTCCCGTTCGAAGAATGGTTGAGTATTGTGAAAAAAATGAAATCATGTGGGCGCTAGACCCAAAGGTGGAGATGCCAACAGAAGAAGAGCTAAAGAAAATGCCCATTGAAAACACGCCGACAGAAAAAGCAGAGTATAAAAATACAAAAAAAGAAGCGGCAAAAAAAATGTTTCCATTTATGCTACGCGTAACTTATCCAAAAATGTTTTTAATTAAAGAGAAATAAAAATATGGGAAAAAATTGTAAAGTTGTTTCAACGTTCTTTGGTGCTAGAGAAGTGCGAAATATAGCGACCGATTGCGATGGAACAATTTCCCTTCTAGAAGGGATGATTGAAAAAGAAAAGTCTACAGATGCCGGAGTGCACTGTGATACGATTTTAGTTAATCACCTTCTAGAAAAGGACAATGAAAAACCTTTGGAATTTTTAGACTCGATAAATGGCACCCAACTCAAAAACGGAAAATTAATAACCATGAACAGGCCATGGGATAATGGAAAAGGATATGGCTTTAAGTCAAGAGATTACGCCTTTAAAAAATATCAGGATGAGTACGAGCATTGGTTTTTTGCTGAAGATGACCTTAATTTTTTTCAAGACAACTACTATAAAAAATGTATCGATGTCTTAGAAGCGGGGCCTAAAGTGGCATTTGTTTGTACACTGCACAATGCCATAGCTCAGACCGATGCAGCTATTGTGGCAGCCGGTTTTGATCGTCAACATTGTCATGGGGGAGAGGGGTGCACACATGTACGCTTTTTAAAAGAAGTAGTTGAATTTAACGACAAAAATAGAAAATCTAGTCACCCCGACACCCAAGGACAGGGTCATTATGGAAGGAATTTGCCTTATGCAGACTCTGCCGATTTCGGTATTGCATGTCACTTTTCAGAAGTGGAATTTACAAATATCTTAACAAAGATGGGGTATGCCCTAGCTGTAGTCGGAGAACAGGTTCATGATACGGATTACTGGAGCAAGTATGATCATCAGGTTTACGGATACGAACAAAGAGGAAAAAGATGGTGAGACGAAAGAGATGCCGTGGGCACATGGATAATTTTTAAAGTTTGTTCATTTTTTATTAAAGTGAGCAAAATGGCTACTTAGTCCAAGGGACAAAAAAGGGGCCAAGGGGTGGAGAACGAAAGCGTGACATGTCCTAAACGGACCGCTGTTGCGCTTTTTTTTGTGTAATATAAGGTTGTGGAAAACGAATGTTGTCACATAGAGGGTTTAGGATGCCTTTCGGGAGATCGAGAGGGTTTGGGAGCAGTAAAAGCGAACCCAATTGAAGGGTATGGAGTACTAACAAACTCTACGGAAGGTTTAGGAGTTTCTTTAACCAATTCAGAAGGATACGGAGTGACCGGAATAGCGTTACATCACATGTAAAAACGGTATGCCAATTCCATCACCAAACAAAAAACAAGGGAAAGATGATTTTATTTCTAATTGTATGAGCAACGAAACAATGAAAAAAGAATTTCCCGGTCAAAAGCAACGAGCGGCAGTTTGCTATTCAAAATACAAAAAGTCAAAGAAAAATTCTAAAGGTTCTGAAGTGCAGTGGAATGATTCAGAAGTAGATGATAATTCTTATATTATTTATTAAGTTTTATTGAATATTGACTTTTTTTCAAATTTTATGCATAATAACAATACTATGGAAAGACAAAAAACAAAAGCCGAGATCGACAAGATGATTGATTCGGTTTTAAACATTAATCTAGCGAAACATGACCTAGGCAAAGATGACTTTAATAGTGCTGTTATATCAGCAAATGAAGCCGTAATAGCACTAGAAGAACTGCAAGATACTCTTGCCCCAGAGGGTAAAAGCGTGTAATATATATTGAGCGAGTTTATTAGGTCGCTCCAGTTCTGAGTGGACTAGTAGGTACTTGAGACATGAACTGAAATGACTCGGATTATAATATATGAAAATGTCACGACATTTAAAAGAGAAAGAGGAGAGACTTCTTAATAGATATTTTCTCTTAGATGAATCCTTACAGTGGTGGGAGAGTGAGGTAAGCAATAACTTAAACCATATAGATTTTTTAGAGAATAAAGAGGAGTATCTTCCAAAAGATGCAGAAGACTTAAAAGTTGCCATGAGCAGACTCAAACTCTTATTGGGTAGATGCAAAATGGAGTTAAAAAATATGGATAACCTAGAGAACGAAATAGACGATTTCCTAAACCAAAAAAAAATAATAAAGTATGCACCTCACAGATGAAGTAAAAGAATGGCTCGACGAAAAAAGAGCCAACATGAAGAAAGATAGCTGGACAATCTTTCCTCAATTTATGGAAAAATTTAATTTAAATAAAAACGAAGCCCGAGACCTTATTCACTGTTGGGACGCAGAAAAAAGAGGTATTCCAGAGGGAAAAAGTCGAAAATTCTGATTTTGAGCCATACAATAAACAATGAGCCTAAAAGAGGAGTTACACAAGGATTTTGTTAAAACCAACGGATTTGAATATTGTCACGACCTAGCTAACGCTTCCCTACACTTCAACCATCGTGCTCCTTTTGCCGTAGCTAATTTTATAAAGGACTCCGTTAAAGATAAACATTTTTGTCATATTGGTTGTTCAGAAGGAGACCTCGAATTACTTATCTCTAGATCTGCAAGTAAAATAACAACGATAGAGGTGAACGAGGATAGATACAATGCGTCTCTACAAAAAAAAGAACGAGGACTGTACCATTGTGACGTGGACATCATTTTCGGAGATTTTTATGAA